AGGATCAAACTGAGTCTGATGAAGAAGATTCTGACGACAATCAGCACAGTTCTGGTGGTGACGCTGAAGAGCAGCAAGAAGATGACGATGAGCCGCAGTCTGTAACTGACCGCAATTTCCGCCAGCGAGAGCAGGAATTGGTCAACGAGACTGGCAAGATCTTCATGTATGAATTGCCTGATGCTGTTCTTGAGAATATTATTCTTCCGAACACGGAAGTTGTGAATGATCTTGAGAAATTCTTCCGTGAGCAAGTTGCTGATCCGAATCGTCGTTATGGTCATCATGGTATTGCATACGATACTGTTGTTCAGAAGTGTGTGCGCAAGTTCAACAATAACAACAAGAAAGTCATCATGCATATCTTGAAAGAATTCGAGATGCGCAAGAAAGCCAGCGAGTATGCTCGAACTCAGACTGCTCGCACTGGTGAGTTGAACATGAACGTGCTGCACAAATATAAACTCAGCAATGATCTGTTCAAGAAAATCACTGTTGTGCCAAAGGGCAAGAATCATGGCTTTATCATGTTTGTTGATATGTCTGGTTCGATGGGCGATATTATGCGCAATACGATTGAGCAGATGCTTGTGCTTGCGTCTTTCTGTAAACTTGCCAAAGTGCCGTTTGAAGTTTATGGTTTCAGCGACGATTTTTATGGCAACAAGAAGTTGCGCGATATGTTGATGAACAAGCGTTTTGTTTCGAATCATGCTGTTGACATGACGATGAACCCAAATCATTTTCACCTGAAGCATCTGATTGGCTCCTCTTTGTCGCCTGTTCAGTATCGTCGTGCGTTCAATGCGATGTGCGTTGTTGCAAATGAGTATGGTCGTTGTTATGGATATGGCTATTATCCCCAAACCAATCAGGATGAAGATCATGGTGGTTGGTCATACAGTTGGGATTCATCTGGCTTTGGCTTGAATGGAACTCCGTTTCTCGAAACTCTGCTTGCTTCTCGCGGAATCATTACTGCATTCCAGAACAAGCATCAGTTGGATGTTTGCAACGTTGTATATCTCACCGACGGTGAGGGTGGTAACAATCTGTCATATCCTCATATGAGCAGTGAGTCTGGTTTCTATGACGATCGTCGCAAGTCAGTTGTGTATCTGATTGACAAAAAGACCAAGAAGAAAGTGAAGTTGCCAAATTTCCATTATATGCAATCTGCCATCACGGAGTTGGTTGCCGATGTGACTGGTTGTAAGCATATTGGTTTCTATGTTGGCAACAAGAAAGGCATTCAGCGCGACATGAAGTATTTTGTTGCTGATAAGTCTCATGTTGAACAAGATGCTGCCAAGAAAACTTTCCGCGAGCACAATTACTTTGTTGTTGATCGTCTTGGTTATGACAAATATTTCTATGTTGCTCTTCCGAGCACCAACATTGTTGACGACAAACTTGAGATCACCAGCGATATGAACAAGAACAAGATGGCTCGCGAGTTCTCCAAGACTGTGGGTAACAAGAAGAACAATCGCCTCCTCCTCACGAAACTAGCCGAAGAACTGGCGGTTGCGTAAGTTGTTGATTTTATTAGAGTTATTACTGTTGTTTTCTGTGTGTTTTTAGTAGATAATTCTCTTATAGTGAATGATAATGGAGTCTGATGTGAGAAAGTCGAATTATGATATGAGTGCGCAGATTGCTGTTCTTGAGAAACTGCATACGCACTTCGACAAGGATGTGATCTCGTTAAAGGAACTCAACGATTATTGCCTCAATAAGAAGAATGGGATTCCGAATTTCCCATACTTCATCCTGCGCGAGCGCAAAGTTGATCGCGGTCAGTACAACATCGTCCCGAAGAATGTTGGTTGTATCACTCCTGCTTCAAAGCGGACTGCTGAAGTCCCAGTTGCTGCGGCTGCGATGGTTGCGCAAGTTGTGAACATTGCGACCAAACGTGCGACAAACGTCACTGAGTCGTTTGTGCCTGACCGCAACGAGACGTATGTTCCGTTCGGATTCTACAACGACATGCGCGACATTATCAAGTCTCGCATCTTCTACCCCATCTACATCACTGGATTGTCTGGTAACGGCAAGACATTCATGATTGAGCAGGTTTGTGCTGCGCTCAAGCGTGAGTTGATCCGCGTGAACATCACGAAGCGCACCGATGAGTCTGACCTCATTGGTTCCTATGAACTTGTCGATGGCAACACGATTCGCCGCGAAGGTCCAGTGATCACTGCGATGCGTCGTGGTGCTGTGCTCTTGCTCGATGAGTGTGATCTCGGCACTGAAGACATTCTGTGCTTGCAGCCGATTCTTGAGGGTAAGCCATACTTTGACAAGAAGACTGGTGAAGTCGTCCACCCTGCTGCTGGCTTCAACGTAATTGCAACTGCGAACACGAAGGGCAAAGGCAGTGACGATGGTCGATTCATCGGTACAAACTTGCTCAACGAAGCATTCCTGGAACGTTTCGCGATCACTGTTGAGCAAGAGTATCCGCCAGCCAATACTGAGCGCAAGATTCTTGAGAAGAATTTCGCTGTTCTTGGCATCACTGACACGATTTTCATTGACCGTCTTATCACTTGGGCTGAAGTCATCCGCAAGAGTTTCTCGGATGGTGCAGTTGATGAAGTTATCTCGACTCGTCGTCTTGTTCATATCAGCAAGGCATTCTCTATCTTCAACAATCGTTTGAAGGCAATCGAGATGTGCTTGAACCGATTCGATACTGATACCAAGACTGCGTTCTTGGATCTGTACACGAAGGTTGATGCGGAGGCAACTCCTGCACCTGCAGCACCCACTGTTGATGATGTTAGTGTGAACAAAAATATCGAAACTGGATACACCACTTTCCGATATAAAAATGAGACTGTCTCATTCAGTGAACAAGAATTGGTTGAGATGCTTGATCAAGGTTTGACTGCTGAGCAGATCAAGGCTCGAGTTCTTGACACTCTTGTCAAGATTGTTGCTGCGAAGGGAGTGAAGTAATGGAACTGCAAGAAAAGGTGAATGTGTTTCTGGATGATCTTCGTGAGTCTGGTGCAATCAATATGTTTGGTGCCGCACCGTATGTCTCTGATGCTTTTGGTGTCAGCAAGTATGAGGCTCGCGATCTTGTCAAGAATTGGATGGAGACTTTTGCTGAGAGGCATCCGCAATAGTTTACTTTTGTCATTTGGTAGTATATACTAAATGGTATGTTGCAAGATAAGCCTCGCTCTTGCGACATTATTGAAGAGGTGTTTTTGTGAAGGTATATTATATGTCTAATGCTCTTGATTCTTTTGTCTCTTATCTTGCTGACGGCAACACCGTGACCTCGCGTCAGGTTCGTTCGCTGTTCAAGGTCGACAATGCTGCCGACCTCGCCTATCGTGCGCGCAATGAGGGTATCTCGGTTTATACAAACCGTGTTACCAACTCGCGTGGTAAGAAGGTATTTGCGTATCGCCTCGGCAATCCGTCGAGCCAGTTCGAGAAGTATCTCGACCAGGGTCACATTGCGCGTGCTCGCAAGACTCTCTACCGCGATGCCATCAGCGTCTCGATGACTGCCTAATTCTAAGCAGTAAACAAAACCATTCTGGTTCTCGTGGGGGCAGTTCTTGCCCCCACAGTTTCATTTGGGGTTTGACATTGTACTTTGCTGGATATATAATAATAACACAGCAGGAGAAATACTATGACAAAAGTCATTATTGCAAATTCAAAAATTGACTGTGAGCATTTGCTTGGTCAATTTCTTGATGAGTCTCATTTTGATGTTCTCATCAATGAAGACACGGATTGTTATCTTGGAAGCGAAGATGAAGACAACATCGCATTCAAGTTCCGTAAAAATTATTTCAGTAAACAAGAGCAAGATGATGCTTATGCTGGTCTGAGAGAAGCAGCCACACCAACTCAGAATCGTGGACTTGCCGCTGGACCAAAGGGTGAGAAGTGCGGTGGTCGTGAGTGGGTGACTGAGTTTCAATTGAGTGTTCTTGACTTCTTCAAGAAGCAACCAGAAAACTCCGTTATCAAGATTGATGTCAAAGAAGAAATTGAATCTCTCCGCGCCAAATATGAGAATGCAGAATCATCTCGTGGTCTTGTTTGGTTGAGCGCCAAAGTCAAAGAAGATAAATTTGACTTTGATAAGTGGCTCAAGAATGTCACAAAGATGTCAGTCAAAGAACGCAAAGAAGAAGCGCGTGGTGTTGAAGAAACTTATATTTCTGATACAACCTATGCCAATGTAGTATTGTCTGGTATTGCTGGTTGGTTCGATCGTTATCCTCGTATTCCATATGGTCGTGCAACCGCATATACGCAAAACGCATATGACAAATTCAAATTGTCATTTCCATTTCTACAAACGCTGGATCGTGGTTTTGCTGAGTTACTTCCACAACGTCATGCCGCTCAACGTGAAGCAGCAGATAAGATTGATCCAGCATTCCTCGTTCCACAAACTGTGTTCACTACGATCACAGTGAACAAAACATTCCGAACAGCAGCACATCGTGACGCTGGTGACTTTACAAACGGATTGAGTAATCTTCTTGTTCTCTCAAACAACGGTAACTACACTGGTGGTTATTTGATTCTTCCAGAAGTTCGTATTGCTGTGAATGTGCGACCTGGTGATCTCCTGCTTGTCAATAATCATGAGTACATTCACGGCAATACACCTATTGAACTGCAAGATGAAACCGCAGAGCGTGTAAGTCTTGTTTGTTATTTGCGTGAGAAGATGCTTGAACTCGGGAGCAAAGAGTATGAAGATCATCGATATAATTATGTTGAGTCACGTCGAAAGAACAAAGAACACCCACTCCAACGACGTCTTTGGAACGGTATTTCCGAGGGAATGTGGTCAGAAAAAGAATGGTACGACTATCTGGAAAGAGTTGGTGGAAAGCAAATGGTTGAGAAGTATCACCCAGAAGCATACAGAAAAGAATCCACTCTAGAAGATATGTTCGCCTAATATGTGCGCAGTAATTGGTGCTTATATTGAAAGACCAAGTTCTCGAGACTTGCTCATGCTTGCTGATGTTTTCCGCGAGTCTAGCATTCGTGGATTACACGCAACTGGTATTTCTTGGGTGCGTGATGGCGAAGTCAAAACTCGCATTGATGCTAAACCAGCCACGCAGTTTTTAGAATCACTCGATCTAAACAATTGTGTGAATGAAGACGGTAATCTATATCTCATTGGTCACTGCCGATATTCTACTTCTGATCTTGAGTTCAATCAGCCGCTGTGGAATGAGAATATTTCTATTGTACACAATGGCGTTGTGAGTCAAGAGATGCCAGAGAACTGGGAGCGTCTCTACGGATACAAATGTAAGACTCGAAACGACAGTGAGTTGATTCTTCATACTTTGGAAGCAGATAAATCTCCTCTTGTAGAATTTCCTGATGCTTCAATGGCTGTTGTTGAGTTATATAAAGAAAAACAATTGCGTTTTTATCGCAACGGTAAACGCCCAATTTACTTTACTTCTTTACGCAATGGAGTTATAATTACTTCAACGAAAGACATTGCCATCCGCGCTGACCTCAAAGATCCTGTTGAGGTTGGTATGAATGAATATGTCACTGTGGCGCAAAATGTCTTTCGTACTCATCTTATTTTGATTGATAACGCAAAGGATCTACAGCATGTACGATAAATCAACGTTTACATATGGTGCCGAAATTGAATGGGGTGATATTGATCGTCGTATGGAGATTCCTCCGACTCTCGGTAAATGGGAATATGCTGAAACAGATATTGTAAACATTCATCCACCGTTTGAATTTCGTGCTTGCGATCCGCTCGGTAAAGAGCCATGGATGGGTGGTGAAGTCAACATGATGCCAACTAAGACTTGGCAGGAACAAGTTGATCGTGTAATGAGACTTTATAGCATGTTTATTGAGTATGGCAACAAGCCTTCGGCTTCTTGTGTCAATCATGGTCATATTCATGTCTTTGTTCCAGGATTGAAAGATGATATTGCTGGATTGAAGCGATTGATTGGATACATTCAAGACAATCAAGAAGATACGATTCAAGCCTGTTATCAATTCTATGAAACATCTGAGATGAAGCAGTGCGAAGGCGCGAAGATGTATTTGAAGTTTGATGGCGGTCGCCCAATGCCTGAGTATATGTGTGATAACATCATTGAACTTGCCACTGACTTCAATCACTTTATCAAACTCCATGCTGCTGGTAAAGATGGCGTATCAATGGGTCGTCCATTCCGATTTGCAATCAATACTTACTGCATGAAGCATACTGGTACAATTGAGTTCCGTTGCTTCCGCTCTACCACGAAGCGAGAAGAATTAGAATCTCAATTCAGATTCGTGGAAATGTTCATGGATGCTGCATTGAATGGCGGACCCTCAGTTCGTGAGATTCTCGCTAATAATACATTCAAGTTTCCTCCATTTGTATGGAATCTGGATGAGTATCATGGATGGCAACAAACCAAGTATCCGAAAGAGCGCGGAGAAAAGAAACGTGAGTTCCATGACGCTGCGTGAGACTACTCGCGAAGAATTTGTAAAGCATATAACTGAGAACAAAGCAGACTCTTTTGCCAAGACTTTTGTGGCAAAGGCTGACATGCAGGAACAATGGCAGTACTGTATTGGGTGTTGGGAAGGCGGAGAGTTGGCTGGCGCGATTATCACCACTCGCTCAAAACGCATTCCATATGTTTTCAATCTACAATTGCTTCATACTTTCGCCAAACATCGTCGCAAAGGTGTAGCAAGATTACTGACTCAAGACTCGCTTGATCGCGCACAAGGTCTTGGCACCAGTTATTATCGTGTTTCAGCAGAGCCTGATGCTGTTGTTTTCTATGAATCTATGGGATTCAAATTTTTGGGAAAACAAAAGAGTAAGTGTTCGCTCAGTATGTTCAAGATCAATGGTAGAAATTTCTCTGATGGTATCTATGATCTTTCAGATCCTGTGATACATACAGCAGTATACAAAAAAGGTAAAGGTGGTTGTGTCGAAGTATTTACAACGCCGTGAGCAATTCATTCGCTGGTATGCATGGTCAATGCAGTTTGGCGATTGCGATCCAGCAGTGTGGTGCACAAACTATCTTCATCGTCGATATGAACACAATGACGAGGAACGTCTGTGGTTTGCATGGCTGTATGGCAACACCTATCAATTGCCAACTGCATGGGTCTTGAAAAGCGAATTTCCAGACTATGAACTTGCCACTGTGGATCGTATCGAATGGTGGAATAGTCACAACTATAAAAGACTACGGTATCAAACAGATACAAAGTGGAACAAAGGTCACTTGCCAGCCATGTTCGCATCTTACCAAAAATTTATTGGCAAGAAAACTCAACGCGAGGTTCTAGAAAAATATTATGGCGACAACGAACAACAATCTTTCAACAACCTTTGGAATAATCTTAAAACTTCTCTTCACAAATTTGGTCGCTATTCCACTTGGTTTTATCTTCAGCATCTTTGTCACACTGCTGGCGTTGAGTGTGTACCTACTAGCCTCATGCTGGACGATTATTCAGGCTCTCGTTCTCATCGTAATGGTTTGCATCTCGCCCTCGGGCAAGATGACAAGTATGATACAAAACTCACTTCATCAGAATGCGCAGACCTTGAAAGCCATGCCAAAGAGATTCTTGAGGAAACCAGATCTCGATTCCCTCAACTGAGCAGTCAGATAGACTTCTTCACGATGGAAACCTGCTTGTGTTCATTCAAGAAAATCTTTCGCGAACATCATGGAAGATATCTTGGTTATTATTTGGATCGTCAGTCTGAAGAAATTGAACAGGCAGAAGGTGATGGTTGGACTGGTATTGAATGGAATGTGTTGTGGCAAGCAAGGAATGAGACTCTTGATCTAAGACTTGCCCCAAGAAATACAATCAACAAAGAAAAGTTTACTTATTTTCTGAGAACAGGTAGAATAGAACGAATGGACTGGATGTTCGATGATGAGCACCCAGTGAAAGAAGGTTTGGAGGCATTATGGTAAGAGTGATTGCGATGGGTGGTGAGCCAGCAACTGGCAAAACCACTCTCATGTTCAAATTGATTTCGATGGCTGATGATTGGGTAAGTTCAAAGCCAGAGAAACTTCTTGATGCTATGTATTCCAAGAAATTGAATCTGTATATTCTTGGTAAGTATGCAAACGATGGTAATGTGTTTCAGGGAACAGATCGTTTGTCAATGGCGGTTCAGCCAGATGCGAATGCATTCTTCAGCAATCTTGCATATGAGTCAAATGCAGATGGTCACAATGTAAACGTTATCTTTGAGGGTGATCGTCTATTCAATGGTAAGATGTTGGATAAACTTTCTGAATTGTTCCCAAACGATTTCAAGATTCTAATCCTCACAGTGAAGGATAGCACACTTGACCAAAGACATATTGATCGTAAAGATGATCAAGATGACAAATTCAAAAATTCTCGTAAGACTAAAATCTCGAATATCATGGGGTCGCTGACTCTCATGGACTATATAGAGACAATGGTCAACGAAAATCTCGATGATCAGTCTAAGATTATTGATCATATTAGAAAATTTTACAACTGGAGTGAATAATTATGCAGTTAGAAGTATCTGTTGAACAGTTGCGCAAAAATAAACTATTTGTTGCAACACCCATGTATGGCGGTAACGCGCATGGCATGTATGTGAAGTCTTGCCTTGATTTGCAGTCGGCATGTACACAATATGGCATTGAAGTTCGTTTCTCGTTTATCTTCAATGAATCTCTCATTACTCGCGCTCGCAATTATCTCGTAGATGAGTTCCTTCGCGCAGAAGGCTTCACCCATCTACTTTTCATCGACGCTGATATTCATTTTGATCCGCGCGATGTAATTGCATTGCTTGCTTTGGATAAGGATGTAATTGGTGGTCCATATCCGAAGAAGTCAATCAAGTGGGGTGCTGTCAAGGAAGGCGTCAAGCGTCATCCAGACATTACTCCTGGCGATATGGAAAAACTCGCTGGTGATTTCGTTTTCAATCCAGTTCCTGGCACTGAGAAGTTCTCTGTTGCTGAACCAGTTGAAGTTCTCGAAATTGGTACAGGTTATATGATGGTCAAGCGTGAAGTCTTCAGCAAATTCGCAGAAGCCTATCCTCAATTGAAGTATCGCCCAGACCATGTTGGTCAAGCAAACTTTGATGGTTCGCGTTATATCCATGCTTACTTCGATACAGTTATTGACAGCAAGGCAAATGGTGGTCGCGGATCAGATCGTTACTTGTCTGAAGACTATATGTTCTGCCAGTGGTGGCGTAACATCGGCGGTAGCATCTGGCTCTGCCCATGGATGAAGACGCATCACGTTGGAACCTATGCATTCACTGGTGATATGCCAGCCGTTGCAAACTTTGTCGGCTCTCTCTAATAAAGAGACTTTGTTATGATTGTAGGTTTGGTTGGCTTTATTGGAGCAGGTAAAGGTACAGTTGCAGATCTCTTGGTAGAACGTCATGGTTTCTTCAAAGAGAGTTATGCAAATAGTCTCAAAGATGCTTGCTCGATCATCTTTGGTTGGGATCGTGAGATGCTCGAAGGTGCAACGCCTGAATCAAGAGCATGGCGCGAACAAAAAGATGAGTGGTGGTCTGAAAAACTCGGCAAAGAATTTTCACCAAGATTAGCACTCCAGCTAATGGGCACAGAGGCAGGTCGTGATGTATTTCACCCTGACCTCTGGGTTCACACTGTGATGCGTCGCTGTGAAAGAGCACCATGGAACAATTATGTGATTGCAGATGTTCGTTTCCCAAACGAAATCAATGCAATTGTAAATTCTGGCGGTAAAGTCATTCGTGTTCGTCGTGGTGAAGATCCAGAGTGGTATGCTCTTGCTCGTGAGTGTAATACCTATAACAAACAAGAAATAATGCGCAATGCTTATCCAGAAGTCCATTATTCAGAGTGGGCTTGGATTGGTGCGCATTATGATATTGTGATGGACAATAATTGTTCGTTAGATGAGTTGACTGTAAGGGTTGACAAGTTGGTTGATTCGTTATATAATAATCGTGTTGAAGCAAATGAGGTTCTAAATTATGAAACTTTCTGATGATACTGTGCAAGTCCTGAAGAATTTCTCAGGCATCAATCAAAGTTTGCAGTTCAAGTCTGGCAATACTTTGAAGACCATTTCTCCGCTCAAAACAATCTTCGTTGAAGCAACTGTTGGTGAGAGTTTCCCAAAAGAGTTCGCTCTTTATGACTTGAATAAACTCTTGGCAAAGGTTTCTTTGTATAAGGATGCTGACTTGTCGTTTGATGATGACAAACTCAATATCAGTGCAAACAAAAAGTCGGATTACATCAAGTATTGTTCGCCGAAAGTTATTGTGACTCCTCCTGAGAAGGCAATCACATTTGGTGAGCCTGATTGTTCATTCAGTCTCTCGCAAGAAGATCTTGACTGGATGCGTAAGAGCGCAGGTATCTCTGGATCACCAAACTTCGTATTTGAAAGCGATGGTTCCACGATTCACTTCATTGCTACAGACGTGAAGGATGATTCTGCTGATCAGTCTAAGGTTGAGATTGGTACAGTTGAAGGTGGTAAGGAATTCAAGGTTGTAATGAAGGTCGAAAACTTCAAGTTACTTGAGGGTTCGTATGACGTTGCAATTGCCAAGAAGGGTCTTGCTCGATTCAAGCATAAGGATGTAGATATTACTTACTACATCGCAATCGAAGCCGCAAGTTCGACATTCGGAGAATAATCATGGCACTTGATAAAGCAAAGGTTCTGGGATGCCTTCAAGAAATCTCAAACTCTCTGACTCGCATCGAGGCTGAGCGTGATCTTATCAAAGAGATTCTTCAGAAGATGCAAGATGAATGCGAGATTCCCAAGAAGTTGTCTCGTAAACTGGCGAAAGTTTACCACAAGCGTAACTATGAGGAAGAAGTTGCAGAGCAGAGCGACTTCCAAACCATTTACGAAAACGTGGCTAAATAAAACTATTGGGGTGCAATTTCTTATTGACGGCACTATCCGCCAGACTGCTCGCCGTGAGGGTTCACCTCCTCCACCCCAACCTCTCTTCGGAGTTATATTATGCATAAAGATGATGTGAAATTAGGAATATTCCTAGTCGTGTTTATGGTAGTTGCTCTTGTCAACTCCATCTACCTTTGGCTTCCCGCCTCTGCCCCTCCAGTTCTTTTGGTTGTAGGCATTGGGTTATATTCAATTTGGGAGCACAAACATGGCAACAAGGCGTAATTTCTTCAAGTATCTTGGTCTTGCTGGTGGTGTTGCTGGCGGTGGTATTGTAGCCGCTGCTGCTGTTCTTCCTGATGCTGATAAGTGTGAAACAGTAAAGCAAATTGTAGCCGCTGGCTACAATGGCAAGTTTGGGATTGGTGCTGAGTATGGTAAACTTGCACCATCAAACGGCACTATCAGTTGTGGTCCAAAATTTGTTCCAGGAACACAAAAGCATGTAACCGCAAGTATGACCGTCGGTCCTGATGGCGAGATGTACTTGATGACAAACGGAAAATGGCGTAGAATAGTAACTGAATAAGCAATCAGGAGTTATATTATGAATGAAGCGTTGTGGGTTGAAAAATACCGTCCTCATACTATTGCCGATTGTATTCTTCCTGATGAATACAAGACCACGTTCCAATCTTATGTTGATCGCAAGGAGATTCCCCATCTTCTTCTCTGTGGTGGTCCTGGTACTGGCAAGACTACCGTTGCGCGTGCATTGTGTGACGAGATTGGCTGTGATTATCTAATGATCAATGGCTCGGATGAATCGGGCATTGACACTTTCCGAGTCAAAATCAAAAACTATGCCAGTGCTATGTCGATGACTGGTGGCAAGAAAGTTATCATCATTGATGAAGCAGATTATCTGAACCCAAATAGTACGCAACCAGCCATGCGTGCTGCGATGGAAGAGTTTGCGCATAACTGCACTTTCATCATGACTTGTAACTTCAAGAATCGAATCATTGAACCGTTGCATAGTCGATGTGCAGTAATTGAATTCAAACTGCGTAAGGAAGATAAGCCAAAGATGGCGATGGCGTTCATGAAACGTGCATCAGAAATTCTTACAGGTGAAAAGATTCCGTTTGATAAGGCAGTGCTGGCTGAAGTTGTCAAGAAGCACTTTCCAGATTATCGTCGTGTTCTAAACGAACTTCAACGCTATTCTGTCAGTGGTAAGATTGATTCTGGTATTCTTACCAGCATTGCTGATGTTTCGATCAATGAATTGGTTACTTCTTTGAAAGATCAAAACTTCAGCGCAATGCGTAAGTGGGTTGCCGACTTCGGTAGCGATGACCCTGCAAAGATCTACCGTAAGATCTATGATAGTCTATATGACATTATGGATAAGTCAACGATTCCGAATGCTGTATTGATTCTCGCAAAATATCAATACCAAGCAGCGTTTGTGGCTGATCAGGAACTGAACCTCACCGCATGTCTCACTGAGATGATGGTGGAGTGTAAGTTCAATGGCTGATCTATTCAAAGAAATTATTCCATCCATTCTTCAGACGAAGCAATATGCTCTTCTGACAGAACAGGATGAGAAATCTTATCCATCATTTATGGTAAACCGAGCACTCTCGTTTCATAGAGATACTGTTCTCTGGGCGAACGAGATGAATAAGTTTTCGACTCTGGATAATAAACTCAAATATGATTTTCTCCTAAATATTGTTAGAGCCCAAAAGCGTCCATACAGCAAATGGCATAAAAAGGCTCAAAGTAGTGATTTGAGTGTTGTCAAGGAATATTATGGTTACTCTGACGCGAAAGCCGAAGAAGCAATGAAGATTCTATCCGACGACCAAATCGCCGCTATGAAGAAACAATTATATAAGGGTGATTGACCATGGTCGAAAAATTAGTAGAAGTCACATTAGAAAAGCAAGACGACTTCCTCAAAGTTCGCGAGACACTTACTCGCATTGGAGTCGCTGCTAAGAACGACAACATTCTCTATCAGTCCTGCCATATCCTCCATAAGCAAGGAAAGTATTACATCGTTCATTTCAAAGAACTCTTTGAACTAGACGGTAAGCCATCAAATATGTCAGACAATGACATTCAGCGTCGTAACACGATTGCGAATCTAATGGCTGAGTGGGGTTTGGTGAAACTCGTAGATGAGAATAAGACAAAGGATAACGTCGCACCATTGAGCCAGATCAAGATTCTTCCGTTCAAGGAGAAGAATGAGTGGCAATTGGTTTCCAAATATACAATCGGGAAGAAAAAGAAGGAAGGATAATTTATGCTAATTGTGAATGTGTATAGACTTCGTGATGATATTGAACTTCCAACATACGGCACTACTCTCGCAAATTGTTTCGATTTATCTTTCCAGCCAACTTCAAATGTTGTCAATGGATATGATTCCTTCAATTCTCCTACTGAGCGATCAGTAAACAGTTTTGGAGAATTCTTCATTTATCCTGGAGATCGTCTGTTGGTTCCCACAGGGTTGATCTTCAAGATCGAACGTCGCGTTACGATTGAAACATATGCAGACATTACAAAACACGATAGTTCTCTGCCACTTCAGAACTACAGCATTCGCCTTCATCCTCGCTCGGGACTTTCGCTCAAGAAAGGATTGGTTTTAGCAAACAGC